CAGCCCAGCGATGCCGCGGGCAACCTGCGCTCCGGCACGCGGCACGGAGATCAACGCCTCACCGAGCACGTCCCGGTCCGGCTGCGCCAGGGCCTCTTCGATCTGGAGCATCCTGGTTGCAAGCTCCCAGGCCGTCAGCCGGTCGTCGGAGTCGGGCACGACCGAGACGAAGCGCTCCGCAATCCGGCGACTGGTTTCGGTCCCGGTCGGCTCGGCGTCCTGCTCCTCATCGGGGATGAGCTGCTTCAGCCGGTCGGCGGTCGTCTGGAGTGCCGTCACGGCGACTCAGCCTTCTTCGGCGGGTCGAGCCCTTGCCAGCCACGGCGGACGGCCTCGATCGTCATGGCCCGCCCGACCTGATCCTGTTGCTGCTGCGGCGTCATGTTTCTCAGCAGGCCAGAAGCGCTCAGACCAGTCGCCACATCCCGGTAGAGCTGATCCCAAAGATGGCTGCCTCCGAGCGCATCCTGTTCGATGACGTACTTGCTCGAGTACCCGCTGTACCACCGCAGGTAGCTCAGCGAGTCGAAATCCTCCACCTCGTCCCGCTTGAAGAACTCGTCGGCGAGCGGCTTGTACCGTTCATCGGCGGGCTGGATCATCTCGCTCTCGCCCGTGGCGTCGTCGAACTGAAAGATGGCACCGATCACCTGTCCCTCAATCGCCGGGACGTAGTAGAGCGTCCCCCGCTGCATGATCATGTCCGGGTGGAGATGCTGCCGGCGAAATGAGAAGGGCGACCTGAAGTAGTTGGCGCCGATCGCGGCCTCAAACGCCTTGAAATTGCTCGGGAGACGCTTGGAGTCCACCAGGTAGGACTCACCGAACTCTCGCGGCCACTGCTGGCCAGGGAAGGTATCAACCCGCGTAGTCCGGCCGGCGACGGATTCCGCCGCCCGCTCGATCGCCGCCATGCCACGCTCGGGGACCGAACTGTTGTCGCGCTGGTCGATCACCAGTGAGAGGTAATGCAGCCTCGCATCGGAGATGATCTGTGCGTACATCTGAGAGTCGGGATTGGCACCCAGGGCATCGACGATGGCCTTGAATGTGGCCTTCCGATCCTCCATCTTTGACGGCTCGATCACGGGGCCGGATTCGCTCAGCAGCCGCACAGCATCGGCATTGCCCAGGAGCTTCTGCGTGTCCGCCAGGCTGAAGCTGCTCTGTTCGGTGAGGGCATACCACAAGGCCCGGCCCACCACCGGCGCCTTGGCGTTGTTGAACGCGATGTTCTCGGCCTGCTTCGGGTCCACGTCCGCAATCGCCCGCAGCACTTCGGCCGCGTATCCGAGGTTGAATCGCGGATCTCCGTGATCCATCAACGACACGATCTGCTGATTCAGGTCATGCTCGATCACGCTCCCATTCTTCAGGAACACCGACGCGACCGCCGCCGGTGTCATGCCCACGCGCAGCAGGTGGTTCTGCGCCGCGTTGATCGAGTCGGAATCCTGCGGCGGGTTGTCGGGCCAGGTACCAGCCTGGATCGCCGTGACGTACTGCATCGCGGCGTCCTGCACGGTCAGCGAGGACACGCCCAGCGTGCGGAACTCGACCAGCGCCGCCTGCTGCTCATTCGTCGCCGGCAACTGCTCCAGCCGCGTCCGGAGCCTGTCGATCGACTCGGGCTCGCCGAGCTTGGCGTAGTCCTTCGCCTGTCGGACGATCGACCGCACTTCGTCATCGACGTGGCCGACCGCAGCCGACTTCATGCCGAGGAAGCGACGCTCGGCCTCTTCTTGGCTGATCGCGTTGACCGACACCGCCTCGTCGAGCTCGGAGCGGAATAGGGACTCCAGATCGTTGCGTTCGGCGTCGGTCGCCGCCTGCGCCCAGGCCGAACTCGTCTGGGCCGAGAGCCCTACCAGAGCCGCCTGCCGACCGCTGGACATCGCCTGATCGACGGCACGGTCGAACTCCTCGACGCGCAGGTCAGCATCCTCCTGCATGTAGTGGATGCCCACGCCAGATTGCGCCAGGTCGCGGAAGCCGGACACGGCCGCATCGGGTCCGATCGTCCCGGCCTCAACGCCATCGAGATATGCCTTGCCGCGATTTGCGAGCGACTCGCCGAATCGCCGCTCCTCCATTGCGACGCGCTGCCGACCCGCCAGGATCTTCGTCGCCCCATAGGTGTGCCGGAACCGCTGGAGTGCTTCGTCACGAGTCTCAGCATCCTCTTCTTCCCGGATCCTGCCTTCGAGGTTGGCGAACGTCTGATCGAAGGCAACCTGATCCTGACCGTCCGGTGCATTGCGGGCCGCGTCGAGCGCCTGCGCCGCCGTCGTCATGCCGTCAGTGTCGAAGTCCGCCACCACGCGGCGTCTGCGGGCCGCTCGAACCGCCTGGACGATCGAGATGCCTTTCTCGGCGAGCTGCTCCGATACCCGCGCAAGCGCGAGCCCCGGCGTCAGGCCGAGTTGCGGGGCCGAGATGCCGGTCAGATGGAGGCTGACTTCGCCGGGTGCGTATCGCGGATCGGTGATCGTTGGGAGACGGCTCATGACGGTCGGTAGAAGAAGTGACTCCGACTCGGGCTCGTGCCGCCCAGCAACGTCGTTCCGGCTTGGCTACCGCCGCCCGCGAAGACACCGCCGGCCTGGAGGCCGCCCAGGAGCGACGTGGCCGCCGAACCGAACCCGAGGATGCCTTGTGCGAGCCCCTGTGACTTCGCCAGAGACGCCTCGTAGCTGGCACCGTACTGGATCGCCTGGGCACGTTGGACGCCCTGGAAGCGGACCAGCAGCGCCTCCTCTTCCGCCTCGGCCGCCTGGTCCGCCAGGATCGCCAAGGGGCTTCCGGTGAGCTGCACGCCCCGCCCGCCGATGGCGGCACGCAGGGCACCCAGACGCCTCTCGCGGTCCCTGCGGAGCCGCTCCTCGGCTACGGCGGTCTCCTGGAGTGCCAGGGCCGCGTTGTACTGGCCGGCGGCCTCGATCGCGTCCGCCTGATCGCGGCCCTGCGTGATCGACGAGACGCCGCCGGCGATGCCGGCCGCGGCGCCGATTGCCCCGAGTGCGATTGCTAGTTCCGCCATGTCCTCGCCCAGAGCATGTGATCCCGCCCGTCTGGATCGTACGCGATCATGCGGCCTTCATACTGGAATCCAAGGATCTCCAGCCACCGCATCCCCGGCCGCCAGTTCAGGAGGCACGTCGCCTCCAACCGCCGGAGGCTCAGCGCGATCCGCGTCTCCTCGATCTGTGCCAGGATGACACGGGTGCTCCAGAGCAGGCCCCAGCGTCCTACGTCGCCCAGGATCGACCAGCAGTAGGCGCGGCCCGGCCAGTCTGGCACGGGCTGAATCCCGGCGCACGCGATCGGGAAGCCATTCCGCAGAGCCGTCCATGCGTGCGTGTAGTCGCCCGAGGCCAGGTAGCGGCTCAGAGCGGCCGACGCTGGCGAGACGATGCGGAGATCACCGAGCTGGAACGGCACGAGGCTGTAGAGCGACTGCTGCGTCATCGTGTCAGATGCCACTGCCCGCTCCCTGCACCACGAGTCCCAGAAGGTTCATCGGCAATGGATCTTCGGTTTCGACGGTCACCGTGGCATCCAATTCGTGGCGTGCAGCGATCGAAAGCGACTTGCTGCCGGTGAAGAGTGGGATCTGCTTGCCCATGAGATCCAGGGCCATCCGGTGAATGATCGGGTCCATTCGCTCCGAGCCGGCCTTGCCGCCGAGAGTCCGATTGAAGCGGGCGACGACGTGATCGGCCCGCACGGGCCTGCCCCGGACATCCTCGGGACCGGCCAGCACCAGCGGAAGCGTCGTCGCCCTGCTGGTATACGCAAACCCGACATGGACGATCGAGGCGAACCGATCCAGCGTCACGCCGCCGCCGGCAGAAACCACTTTGTCGGCGTGCGTCGCGCCGTCGGCAAGGATGCGAACCGTCTGCCCGGCCAGGTGCGTCAGGCCCGTGACCGATTGGACTTCCTTGCGAACCGTTCCACTGCCTTCATAGGCATCGAAGCCCGATCCGTCGATCGTGGCGCCATCTTCCAAGTCGCCTGGGAAGAACGTGTCGCCGATCACGGTCACCACGATGAAGCTGCGATCATTCAGGTCCGTCAATCCCTTGGCGGCACGGATCCGCACCCGGTCGCCCGGATTCAATCCATGCCCCGGGGCCGTGACCACCACCGGGTCCGCAGCCGTGATCGCCGTGATTGCAATGGGGCTGTCCAGTGTCAGACAGGAATCCACGAAGGGCCAGTCCTCGACGGTCGCAGTGTCCGGGAACAGGGCCTCGATGAACTCGACGTAGCGGACGGTCACGCCGCCGATGGTCCGTTTCACGATCAGGTACACCAGATCGTCATCGTCGTCGCGCACCACGACGGCGCTTTCGACGGCAGGTTGGTCCGCATCGGAGAGCGTCCCGCCGAGGATGTGGCGGCTCCACGCAACGACCTGCTCCTCGCGTTCATAGGTCATGGCCACCAGAACACCATCGGCTCGGACGGCCCACAGAACCACGTCGGGCTCCAGTTGCAACGCCGTCTCCGTGAGCCCGGAGAGCGTGACATGCTCCGACAGAATCGTCAGGTCCGGGGCGACGAAGCGATCCACGTCCACGCGGAAGACGAACTCGCGGACCTTGCGGTCTGCGGACATCGGCAGCAGCGTAATGCCGATGGTTTGCTGGGGACGGGGCCGCTGGGCCGCCGACTCCCGAATGTGCCGGATGACGTTGATGGTCAGCGGCGTGATCGTGTCCTCGGCCGTGCTCGCGGCCAGGAATACGCCTCCGTCCGTTGGGACGATGACGCCATTGGCATCCGAGAGCACCCAATGGATCGTGTTGACGGTATCGGCATCCAGCGTATTGACAATGGCCGATGTGTCGAGGACCGTGCCGATGGGGGCAGCCGCCACCGAGCCATCGGCCGAGGCCGCGAAGTTGTCGAAGTCGCCCGTGACGCTCGCCCAGAGCGTCTGCGGGAAGGCGTCGTTCCCGCCGAACCAAAGACGCTGCTCGTGGAACACCGTGCAGAACGGCCAGCCGGTCGTGTCACTCCAGGCCCCGAGCCGCCATGGCAAGACGGCCGGATCAAGTAGGGATGCTGTCCGCAGAACCACGCTGATCGTTCGGCGATCGGTCACGCCGCTGATCCGGCCGTACCTCCTGGTCAGCGGCGGGCCGCCCTGATCCCAGGACACCAACCGGCCGATGTCCGATGCCGTGAACCCCTGCCCGGCATTGATGAGCGGCACGCAGGACGTGGTGAATGTGAGCGTGATGGTTGCCCCGATGGCACTTGTAGATGGAATGTCCACCGTGGCCCCGGTGACCGTGTTCGTCTCCAGGTACGGACCATCCTTGGCGTCGAGGATCGCCAAGCTCCAGATCGCCGGATCGCTATCGGCCCCGGCGCTGCGGCTCAGCAGCCTCGGCTCATAGTCCCCGTGGCAGACGTAGAGCACGTCGGCGGATTGCGTCACCTTCAGCAGTGGCAGGTCGGCGGCGGTCCATGGCGTCACGATCTCCGTCGGCAGGGCGCCAGAGGTCTTGACCACCGTACCCGCGCTGGCAAAGGCACCTGGCGGGTTGTTGGGGTTCGTGTAGCTGACCGTCGTCGCCGTGACCGCCGTGATGACGAACGTGCCGTCGTAGCCGATCGGGTAGGCGGCATCCGTCGTCCGCACGTTCTTGACGCTGATCTCGTCTCCGACCTGGAGGGCATGGGCGCCGATCGTCAGCGTCGAGATCCCGGCCGCGTGCGAGAGCGCCGTGACCGTGAAGATGTCACCGTGCTGGAGTCGCCCGCGATCCCTGAAGAACCGAACGTACAGGTGCCCGAACTCCAGGGCGTAGCTTTCCTGGTTGGAGAAGTCGAAGTCGATCAGCCGCGTGAACGAGCTGTTCGTCTTGACGCCGGCCACGAACCGAGATCCGCTCCGGCGGATGAGCCCGCCGTGCTTCTGGGTCAGGAAGTTGAGCTGCTCCGCCAGGCCGCTCTGATACTTTGAGAGATCATTGCGATCAAACAGACGCGGCGAAAGCTCGCCACTCGTGAACGCATTGATGACGACGTTGCCCTGGGGCATGGGGCCTCAGGGCGAGATCGGCCAGTTCGCCCGCTGCTCCGCCCAGCTCGTTGACTGGATGACTTCGATCGGCCCCTCGATCGTGTCAACCTCCTGGGCCTGGCGAATGAAGGCGACATAGCTATTCATGAGGCGGTCGGCCAATTCCTGATTCTGGACGATCGGAATGGCCAGGGCGGCCGCGAGCCGGTACTGGATCGCGTTCTGGAGCAAAGGGTCCATCAACGTCACGTCGGTCAGCCGTGACACATAGGCAATGTTCATCGTGGCTTCATCGGTGAACAGCTTGCGGCCGCGTTCAATGCGGTACTCGAACTTGTAGTCCTCGACCTGGGCCAGCCGCAGAAAGTCCTCCGGGAGCTGGAAGACGTTGGCGAAGCCCCACGCCGGCGTCTCGGCGAGCTTGGCGAGGGCGACTCGCTGGATGGCGCAACTCCAGGGGTGCGCCCGGAGCACCATGTCCCGGATGTTCTCGTAGTTGTGGCACACGAACCGGGCCGGGTTGTTGTCCTCGGTGAAGGACAGGATCGGCTGCTCGCCGATCAGCGTCAGGGCCATGTTGGCCAGGCCGACTTCGTTGATGGCCATGCCACAGGATATACCAGGCAGGAGATCCTGGTCGGCGAAGGGGAACTCTGGCGGCGGTGCGGGCACCACCACGCCGCCCGCCGCCCAATCCAGGTCGATGAGGATGGGGGCAAGAGCCACGGATCATGCCTCGATTGCGATTGCCGTGATATAGACCGTCGAGACGGCGGCCGAAAGCTGGGCTGTCCAGTTGTTGTTCGCCGTCGCCTGGGGGAGAGGGACGGGGAAGGGCATGACGGCGCCGCCGCCGTCGGGTGCGAGATCGAATGAGATCACTGGTGTTCCGGCGGTTGCATCCCGAATATCGACCCGGACCTCGGTTGCCGATTCATTCGATAGGAGCAGCATACTCAGGTCGCGGAACACGCCCGCCCCACCCAAGGCGATCAGCGTCGTCTCGGTCGTGGTGGTGAGAGCCAGCCGGCCCACAACTCTCCGCTCCCTGGGAGCATCGTTGGTCACGACCAGCCGGCCTCGCACGTCCATGAAGACGTCGGCCCGATCGCCGGCGGCCACGGCAGTCGGATTTGCCGTGCGGGCAACGCCACCGACCTTGACCGGGTTCCCGGCGTCGCCGGTGTCATGCGCGATGTTTCCGACGACCTGGGCGTTGAGGTTCGACGCCGTGGCCTGGATCACGTCGTTGTTGGCGCCGAGGTTGACCAGGAGCCCGTCGGTCGAATCGCCACGCACGCGGTCCCAGTTGGTGCCATCGAAGGCGTGTGCGAACGCCCCGACGGCAGGCGCGGTCGGGCTCACCACGTTGTCAGCCGAGAGGGCAACCGCGGCTGGCAGCTCGGTATCGACGGACCCGGTGATGCCCACGGATCCATCGATGGTGATTGAGTTGCCGCCGTCCTGGATGTTGACGGCCGCACCGGCGCCAGCGTTGTCGATCGTGACATCGTGGCTATTGGGGAGCTGGAGGGCCGAAGTCGCCGCGCCGGTCGGAAGTGGAAGCGACGCCGCGCTGATCGGCTGGGTCGTCGTGCCTGTCGGGTCCACGCGGAGCGGCAGCGCGGCCACGCCAGTCTCAGCCGTGCCGGATCGCAGCTCGACATGCAGCGAGCCTTCGGTCGTGCAGTTCAAGGCCGTCGCGTCGCCATCGGTCGTCGTCTCGGCGGCCGGTGTGTCGCGGCGCCTGGCGATGAGTTGATTGCCCGTCGGATTCGCGGCCGAAGCGTCGTCCTCGACGTACTGCGTGCCGCCGCCGAAGCTGGTGATCTGTGCCCCCGCCGCATCCACGATGGCGACGTTGAGGCTGTCGGAGGCCCCCGTGTCGCGCACCGTCGCCGTTCTGGTTCCGTCCCCGATCTGCACGTTGGCCGGGACGCCGATCGTATTGTCCACCGTGACGTTGTGGCTGTCGGGAAGCTGGAGCGCAGCCGTCGCCGCCCCGGTCGGCAATGGCAGGCTCGCGGCGGTGATCGGCAGCGGGTTCCCCGCGTGAACATCGCCGGCCGTCAAGCACCAGCGGGTGAAGATCGAGATCGGGGCCGACGGTACGGCGCGCCGATCTCATCGGCTGCGAAGGTGTCGCCGCCAGCTCCGGGGTTCGTGATGAAATTGTCAGGCATGAGTCACCTCCCGGCGCCCAGCATGGGAAGTGTATGCAATGCCGAGGGCGGCGC